TTGACGCTTCGATGGCACGCACAGAGCAGGGGGACGCATGATCCCGAGCCACTTCCGCAAGCAGATCCACTCCGCGACCTACTTCCTCGTGTTCGGGCTCGGCATGAGCATCCAGAAGGCAGAGGCAGTGCTCGAGCTTGCCCCGCGGCTGATTCCAGCCTTAGCGGCCGAAGGGTCGGCACACTGGCGAAGATGCGAGCGCGCTCTGATCGCCTTGATCGACCGAACGGCGGCGAAATGAACGGCGTTCCGACCAACGAAGATCCGCCGAGCCTACGATGAACACGCCGCCAACCGATAAAACGACACACCGAGGACGCGCATCTTCGAGCAATTCTCCAAGCGATAGATCATAAAAACTCAGAAGGAATTTGACAATGGGATGGATCGGTGTAGATCTTGATGGCACACTCGCGAAGTATGACGGGTGGAAGAATGGAGAGATCGGAGAAGCGATTCCCGCCATGCTCTTCCGTGTGAAGAAGTGGATCGCCGATGGAAAGGAAGTAAGGATCTTTACTGCTCGTGTTTGCGATCCGAGACACATCGATTCGCTTCTTGTCGAATGGAAGCGGTGGTGTCGCCTCTACGGTCTTCCAGAGCTCAGACTCACGAACATCAAAGACTTCCACATGATCGAGCTCTGGGATGATCGGGCAATCCAGGTGGAGCCGAACACCGGGCGGCGCGTCGACGGCAAGCCGTGATTACTGCTCGGTTTATCGGGGGGCCTCTTCACGGAAAGAGAAAAGATCTTCCAGAGCCTCGTGATAGATATCAAGTTCCGGCATACGCGGGATTTCCAGAAATGCTTCTTGGTGGAATCGGTGCGGAGCCTAATATCGTTGAAGTTCATGTGTATCGCGTTCTTGATGAAGGTGAGGGCAACGCGGTAATCATGATGTATATCGGGAAGCAGAAATGAGCGTCGGACTGTACCGATTCACGAAGGATGGGAAGGCGTGTGGTCAGTGCTTCACACTTTGTACGAAGCACTTTAGAGCTCAGAAAGTCCCCGCGGGGATGCGACTCGAACGAGTTGAAGATGCTCGATTGTGTGAATCGTGCGAGCCCTTCCGCCTGTTCGTGAACCATGCAGAACGAGCTCGCAAGCGATTCATCGCGAAGCTTCTGCGAGTTGGTTCAAGAGGATTCGGTGGGCGAGCGAGAGCTTCTTCCACCACCGCGCAGTCGCGCGGCGCGAAAAATCATCCGGCATCTCCGAGCGGGGCTGATTCTCGTACAGAGGGACGAGCGCCCAGAGCGCCCCGGACAAGTCCGGGGTAACGCCCTCCAGACATTCGGCGACTTCGTCGGGAGACCATACGTGGAACAGAGAATTCGGGGTTATATCCATTTTCCATTTTCCTGTTCTTGGCGTAGCTTCTTCAGCATTCTACGAAGTTGTTCTGCTCGTGAATGTGCGCGTTTGGCGATTATCTTTTTAGATTCAGCACCAGTTTCAAGATCGTGTCCGATACTGTCAAGAACTGAAATCGCCCACTCAGTCATTTCTTGAGCGTTCATGTCTTTCCCTTTCGCGATATGTGATGAGCGCCTGCTCGGCGCCCCTGTCAAAATCGGTATAAAAATCTAGATCCTTCGCCATCCTGATATTGTCCTCGATTTCCTCGATGGTCAGCCGTTGCGCGCCCAGTTCGTCCAGGACCCAGTTGTATCCTTCCCAGAAAGTTCCGTAGAGTTTCATCGCTGATTCCTCATAATGTTCGCGATAAGGCGGGTGTGGGCTCCCATGCGCTCGATTTCTCGAGCGATCAGGAGCGATCCTATGATGATCGCCTCGGTGACGTTCGCGCCGATTCCGCACTCGATCATAATCTGATCGGTGCGCTTTTTGAGCTCAGCGATTTCCTGTGTGGTCATATCTTGCTCTCCAATTCTTGAGGGCTTGTTCGGCACCTCGGTCAAAGTCATCGTAATCGTTGAAGTCTCGAGCCTTCTCGACGTTGGCCTCGATTTCTGGAGGGGTTACAGACCCCTCCATCAATCCATTCATCGCCCACGCATATCCTCTTTCGAAGATATTCATGTCTGCTCCTCAAACCTCGGGGTCTTCATTATCCCTCCCAGGTGATTTCAACAGGTTCGGCAGTGACTTTCGTCACGGGATCCCCACCCTCGCGGGTGGGGGCGAGATTTACCGGCTCCGACGCCCGGTGCGGCCCGGTGTGAGCATATGGGAGTCTGCATTTCACCAGAAACTTCAAATACGGAGTTCCGTAGAGATTGCAGAATCCTAAATCGGCCTTGCGCCCGCAGAGTTTCATTTGACCTCCCAGGTGTAATAGATCAATGTCGGCTTCTCGGTTTCTTCGTACCTGCTGAAGCCGAGGAAGTCGCCCTTGTGCTTGTCAAGATAGGGCATGATCCAGCCCACGAACTTTTCGATTTCGTTGTCGTAGTTCTTCAGACTGCACCGGATGCAGAGGTAATGCGAACCTGAAATGTCGTCCCAGCGCAGGGTGCTGTGCGTGTCGGCGTCGAAATAGTAGCTATTTGTCTGGAGCATGTAGCGCCAGCGCGTCGTGCTAAACAGCGGGTGTGAGGGCAGGTCAGGAGTGCGAACTTTCTCGTTCAGCATGTAGCGGAGGACGTGCAGCACGTCGAGCGGTGTGTCTTTGCGCAGCTTGGCGTTGAAGTGCAATTCCGTGTACATGCCCATTTAAGTGACCTCCCATGCGCGGACGATCCGGCCGCGTGATCCGGTTCCGTTGGTCCAATCGTGAACCACGCCGTCGATGAGAGCGAAGGCGTGGTCGCGTGTGTGAAGGATGTACCGCCCGCGCGGGTGCGACTGCACGAATACGTGCAGTGTCGGGAAGCCCATCCAATCGGTCCAGGTATCGATCTTCTTGTATCCGAGAGTCTCCTCGTGGATGAATCGTGATGCTGCCACCGACGTTCCGCAATTCGGCGCGCGGCCCGCACAGGCGAATAGTGCATGACACTCGCCGTAGCTCTTCCCAGAGGCTACGGCGAGCGCGCGAACCGAACAGTCTCTCATTTCACCATCGAGGCCCGCGTACTCAGTCGCGGTGCATTTCACGATTGCGGACCTCCGTCACAATCCGGATCCCCCGCGTCAGAGGGGGGCGGGCAGTATTCAGCACACTCCTGGTCGGTGGTGCAGCCGATTTCGTCTGGTTCGCTAACCGCGAAAAGACCCGCTACGTCAGCAGCGAGAATGGCGAGGAAAAGAGCGATCCACATGATCTCTGATCTCCTCATTTGACTTTCACCACGATGCCATCCCGAACTTCCACTTGGGCGTACCACCGATGAGGGGCTGGATACCACGGACCTTCCACGTATTCCGTACCGTTCACGGCGGGCGCGCCCAGACCGGGCGCGAATAACGTGACCGGTTCGCAGTGAGCGTCTTCGCTCACTGCGGTGGCGGAATTCCAAGCTGCCACGGCAGCTTGGAATTCCTTTTTGCTTTTGAAATTTCGGTTCGCGTACATCTAGCCCGCCTTCAGGGCGTAGGTTTCCACGAATTTCTTGACCTGCTCGTAGTTCGCAAGGAAAAGCTGCGCCTTGGCGAGCCCGAACGAGAAGGGATACTTCTCCGAGGGGTTGAGGGTCAGAATTGGGTGGCCCTTGAACATGCTGACTTCCGGTGTATTCTGTTCCACGGTGTCGCTCCTTTAGTTGGATTCGTAACGAGAATCTTCGTTGTCGGAAAACCACTGGACATACTCGGGGACGGACTGAAAGCCGTGCCCCGGCTGGAACCTCGTATCTTCTTCGAGTCCAGCAGCTTCGAGGCTGATATCAGCGAGAAGCATCGCGTCCTCAAAATCGATGCAGTCGTCGATGAAGGCATCATCCCACATATTCATCGCTTCCATCTTGCTCTCCTTTGGACGTGGCACGGGCCACACTGAATTGTACCAGTCCTAAGGGTCAGGTGTTGGGTTTTCGGGCGATAGCACGATGAGGTAGCCTCGGCTACCGGGCTATGGTCCTCCGTGGCACCGCAGCATTCTGTCTTGTCGGTACTTTGCGTGAACATCGGTAAGTTGACGGCTACCGTGGCACCCTCGGCTACCCGATGAGGATAGCGAAGTGCTTGGTTTTATTGGGGAAAATGGGCGAGGTAGCCATGGTAGCCGAGGTAGCCTTGAAAAGTCAGTATACGTGCGCAGGCAGGAAGGTCAAGATGTTGTATGTTGTGCAGAGTATAGCAGGTACGGCTACTCGGCTACCCATGGCTACCTCTGGGGCGCTCCCATGCCCTCGGTGGCGGTCGTTTTGGGCCGACTTGGACAGCCGGGTCCCCAACGCAATTGCGACTCTTATGATCTTGGATTTGGCGATTCGCATCAGATTTTCGCCGGAGGAGGAAGAAAAGACCTCCGGGACGATGACGTCCCGGAGGAAGAAAAGGGCGCCCTCGTCGGGCGCCCTTCCCGTCAGGCCTGTTCGGCCAGCCAGCCGCGCCGGACGGCGTAGCTGACGTAGAGCAGTCCGTTGCCCTTCGGCCCGCCGCACTCCGGAACTTTCAGTTCCGGAAGCGCCGCGAGCTCGGCCGCGGTGGCCGGGAGCTTCTTGGTGATCGCCGCCCACGCCGTCGCGGTGTGGGCCGTGCGATGCTTGGGTGCCTTGGACCCGAGGACCAGTTTCTTGACGACGGGCGCTGCCGGGGCAGCGGGTGCGACCTCGGGCGCTGCCGGGGCAGCGGGTGCGACGGGTGTTACGGTCTTGGCCATACAAACTCCTTTGTGCGGTAAGGACCATTCCCTACCGTAAAATCATTGTACCATAGCCCTAGAAAAACGCAAGCGTTTTCCACGGAAAAGTGTTTTGCTCTGCAAAACAGCTCTGGCACGAGACTTGCTTGGGCACCCTCACTGTATATCCATACAGTCATGTGGATCTAACCACTGTATATCCATACAGTCATGTGGATCTAACCACTGTATATCCATACAGTAGTCACGGGGGTCGGCCACCCCCAACGACGAACAACGAAGATCGCGTCCGGTTATGGCCATCGGGGAGTTAAATGCAGTCCTCTAGGGTCAGGAACTGTATGTCGCGTACGCGCCCTTGCAGGACGAGGTTTTTCATGGTACACTCTGTACAAACTAAGTTCGCAAGGGGAAGACAGCGTGGGTCAGGTTATCGAGTACATTCCACATGACCAAAATCTCGATAGCGAGCAAACCCTCGAACGTCTAGCGGGAGAGCCGAATCTCAAATTCCTTAAAATCTTCCCACGGCGAGGGCCGTTGTCACGGGCCGCCGTGGTCCAAGCATTCAACGATGCCTTCGAACAGATCGGTGGGATTTCCCGCCTTAGCCTCTGGGCAGACTCACACCCGGACGAATTCTTCAAACTCTACGCGCGTCTTCTCCCGCCGTCCTCCCACCCGGAACTCGATGACAAGAAGGACGTGAAGGTGCTTCACGTCCTCCCGCCCACGGCGCTCGACGCGCCTCCGGAAGAAAAAGATGACTGAGACCCTGCCAGCAGGGCCTCTCAACGACATACTTTCCGTACCGGAACGGAGAGAAAAGCTCCGCGCGGAGATTGCTCACGTCCTCAACGTGAATTGCGCGGAGAATGGCAGCGACACTCCGGATTACATTCTCGCAGAATACCTCGTTTCTTGCCTCGAGGCGTGGAATCACACCACGCGCACGAGAGACAAATGGTGGAGTTTCAAACCATGGAAATAGAAGAGCCCAGCACGGCCAAACTGGCCGCCGCGTTCGCGAAATATCGCACTCCCGAAGATCGAAAGCTCGATCGACGAGCGCGAGACATGATGGAGCAGCAGCGCCGCAGAGCGGCGGTCCTCCAAGGGAAGGAAAACATCCGCAGGCTTGAGCTCCCAAATCTCGATCCTGTCGACGAGCCGGCGAAAACGAAGTACGTACCTATCATCGGTGTCCGCGGCTGACATTATGGTATCGCGTACGCGCACGTGAAAACCGTCACCATCCCATATGCGCCGCGGGATCAATTTCTCCCATTTCACCAGAGAAATCAGCGATGGACCTGTATGGTCTGTCATCGGCGCGCTGGGAAAACGGTCGCCACGATCAATGATTTGATCACGAAAGCGCTCTACGCAAGACGAGAAAGACCCCGCTACGGATACATCGCCCCGTTTTACTCGCAAGCGAAGCAAATCGCCTGGGATTACCTCAAGCACTACTCAAAAGAAGTCGCCGTAAAGTCTTCAGAATCAGCGCTCTCCGTTGACTTGTTCAACGGGGCGAGAATTACGCTCTACGGAGCGGATAACCCAGACTCTTTTCGGGGTCTGTACTTCGACGGAGTTGCCGTGGACGAATACGGCAATTGTCGTCCGAACTTGTGGTCGGAAATTCTGCGTCCAGCCCTGTCGGACCGACGGGGATGGGCAGTTTTCATTGGAACACCGAACGGTCCCAACCATTTTTACGATATTTGGGAGCAAGCTGGGGAAGACGCGCAGTCGTGGTATCGTCTTATGCTCAAGGCGAGTGAAACGGGCATTATAGACCCGGACGAACTCGCTGAAATGAAGAAGTCTATGAGCGAGGATGAGTATGAATCAGAAATGGAGTGCTCTTGGTTTGCCGCCGTTCGAGGGAGTTACTACGGGCAAGAAGTCAAGGCCGCGAAGATCGGCAATTTTCCGTCGGTTCCAGGAGTGGAAAGTCACTACGTGTTTGATCTTGGGTACACCGACACCACCGCCGTCTGGCGATGGCAAGAATTCGTCGACCACATTCTCGTCAGCTACGCTAACGAGTGGGAGTCCAAAAGCATCGAGTTCTACATAAACTGGCTCCATGCTCAGCGTGAGGCCGGTTATCGGATGGGGCAAATCTGGCTCCCTCAGGACGCGCGGGCGAAATCCCTTCAGACAGGGCGCTCTATCGTTGAACAGATGCTCAACGGAGGCATCCGCCCACGGCTGGTCCCAAATCTTGGCATTCAGGACGGAATTAGCGCCGCTCGGTTAATGTTCAAAGACATTGTGTTTGACGGGCAAGGGTGCTACAATGGGCTCAAAGCTCTAAAGAGTTACAAAAGGGAGTTCGACGAAGAAAAGAAGGTCTTTCGCGACAAGCCGCTACACGATTGGGCGTGTAACTACGCGGATTCCTTCCGGTATTTGAGTCTCGTAGCGAAACTTGGAGCGCCGTCTCCGCTCGTGGAGGCGCCGAAGCCATTCGCGGTCCCGCTGCACTACAGCTTCACGATGGATCAGGCCTGGACATGTGGCCCCATCCGTGATAAGAGGATCCGCTAATGGCCGAATACGATTGCGAATACTGGAAAAACCAGATCACCCTCTCCGAGAAGGACTTGGAGAATTTCCATTCGGCGGGGGACACGGTCAACGGACACTACCTCGACACGAATACCTCCAATGAGGAGGGCCTTGGTGCTCACAAGGTCAATATGTTCTGGGCGAACGTCGGCATTCTCAAGGCGGCACTCTACGGAAACCCGCCCAAGCCGATCGTAGGACGCGAATTCCAGGATCCAGAAGACGATGTGGCTCGCGTAGCAGGCGAAATCATTTATCGTCTTCTGCAGACAGGTCCCGGAGGCTCGGGAGCCGATATGCACAATGCTCTAAATCAGGCGGTCGAGGATCGCCTGATTCCGGGCCTCGGGCAAATCTGGTTCCGCTACGATTCCGACATCTCCAGCGGAACTTACGAGGGCGTTCCCATCGAGAAAATCAACGATGAGAACGTCCCTTGTGACTATGTCCACTGGAAGGACTTCTTCTACAGCCCGTGTCGCTTCTGGACGGAGTGTACATGGGTCGCGCGACGCGTTTGGATGTCCAGAGGCGCGATGAAGAAGCGCTTCCCGCAGCACGCCGACGCCATTCAGTTATTTGCGTACCAAGACGGTAAGGGTATTACGGTACGAAATGACGATCCTGCGAAAACCGAGATGCGGGGAGAGATTTTCGAGATTTGGTGCAAGGCCACGAAGCGAGTACATTGGATCGCGCGGGGCTACGACACCATGCTCGATGAAAAAGACGATCCGTACCAGCTTAAAGATTTCTATCCGTGCCCGAAACCACTTCTGGCGAACAAAACGAACAAGAAATTCATCGGGCGTGCCGACTATACGATGGTGCAGGATCAGTATCAGCAGCTCAACAACATCAATATCCGGATAAACTACCTCGTCGATGCGTGCAAGGCCGTCGGGGTCTACGACAAGACGGCCAAAGGCGTCGAAAGAATGCTCAATCAGGGAGTGGAAAACCAACTCATCCCTGTGGACAATTGGGCCGCATTCGCCGAGAAGGGCGGCGTTAAAGGAGTCATCGATTGGCTCCCGTTGGAAGTCATCATTACCGTCATCGAGAAGCTGCGCGAGGCGCGCAGCGACACGATTCAGCAAATCTACGAATTGACGGGTATTTCCGACATCATGCGTGGTGTCACCAACGCCCGCGAGACCTACGGAGCCCAGAAACTCAAGGCGCAGTACTCTAGCTCGCGCCTACAGCTCTATCAACAAGAGGTGGCCGAGTTCGTGGCGGAGGGGCTTGTCATTAAAGCTCAGATTATCGCCAACCACTTCCAACCAGACACCATTTTTAAGAAATCCTTGATCGAGTACACGCCAGACGTCATGTACGCGCGGCAGGCGATTCAACTCATCAAGGACAAGCTCATGTTGATGTATCGCATCAACGTGTCCGCGACCCAGATGTCGCTGCCGGACTACAATGCCGAAAAGCAGAATCGACTGGAGTTCGTCGAAAAGATGGGCCAATTCTTCGGCCAGATGGCGCCGATCCTGGAGAAGGCTCCCACGGCAGCGCCATTCGCTCTCAGAATGCTTCAGTGGGCGGGGGCGGCGTTCGACACTCGCGGAGGCGTGGAAACGCTGTTCGACAACTACATCCGCGAGGTGGAGAAGACACTCAGCACCCCACCTGCCCCTCCGCCCGATCCGACGCTCCAAAAGGCGCAAATCGACGCGAAAAACAAGGTCGACATCGCCCAATTCGACGCCAAGAGCAAGGAAACGCTTGCCACCATCGACGCGAACGTGCGGTGGCAGATCGCCCAACTTGAAGCTCGCACGGAGAAGGAAATCGCGGGCCTCAAAGTTGATTCGGATCAGCAAATCGCGAATAATGCCAATATCAAGGCGTTTGGCGAAGAGGCTAAGGGCCTCGATGAGGAGCGCCAGAAGCTTGAGTCGGACCGCCGTGACTTCGAAAGCATGGCGGAAATCACGGAAGTCCAAGTCAAGTCTCTCGTGGATGCTGCCCTGCTTGAAATCGAGCGTTTGGGCCTGAACCATGAGGCCAAGACGAAAGATGCAATCGCGACGGCCGAGCGGAAGAATAAGGAGGCCGTGACGACCTCCGAGAAGGACAGCTCGGCTAAGGAAGTTGCAGCCCTTCAGAAGATGCACCGTGAGATGGTCACGGCTGTGAACGAAGTAGCGTCCCATCTGAAAGAGATGAAGAAATCCAAGCCGAAGTCGGTAGCCATAGAGCTTCCCGACGGCAAGACGGCGTCCGCTACGATCACAGAGGAGACTAAGTAATGGCTGCTTTCAACAAGATTCAGGACTTCGTGGAGCAGCTTGGCCTCGCGGTCCACAATCTCAACACCCACACCTTCAAGGTCGCACTCAACCGATCCGACGCCGCCGCAGGAGCGGGTTCGGCAGTCCAGGCGACCGACACCATCCTCGCGAATATCGTCCAGCCGACGGGTACGGGGTATGCGCCGATCGATGTGCTGAACACATGGGCAGAGTCGGGCGGCACGGGCACCATGACCGGAACGAAGGCTGTATTCACGGCCGGAGCCGGCGACTGGCAGACCTTCCGCTACGTCGTGCTCTACAACGACGATGCCACCTCTCCAGCCGATGCACTCGCCGGCTATTGGGACTACGGCAGCGACCTTCAGCTCAACAACGGAGAGACGTTCTCCGTCAAGTTCAACAACAGCGACACAACCGGAACGATTCTCACTATCGCGTAGGAGAAAGCATGGAGCAAGGCGACAAGCGGAAAGAGTGCTGCCGGGACGAGAAAAATCTCGGCCCTGTGGTCCAGGAACGGAAGGATCTCACCTATCGCAGATGTCAGGTCTGCCAGTGCCGTCACTTCGAGTTGACGGTAGAGCCGGGCAGGCTCGGTTTGCGAGGTGGACAAGTAGGAGGTTGAAATGCTTGGACTTCGCGCGAATGTCGACGACCTGATCATCAATATCGGCACTGCTGCCAATATTGAAATCAGTCGTAACGTTATCATCGCAGATAGCGCAGGCCCTCCGGCGATTAAGGCTATTCCAGATCTCGGCACTCTTGGAGATCAGACGGGTACTGGCGATGTAACCATTGTCGACACTAGCGGTGGGACATCTGGGGATACGTGGAACGTTCAAGATTGCTGCATCGCCAACACCCACGCGAGCGCAAGCACTCTTGTCAAAGTACGAATCGACGACGGCACGAATTCTTCGCAGAAAACCCAGGCGACGCTACTGCCGGGCGAATCGCTGACGCTGCTGGAATCCGGCCTGTGGATCCATCAGGACGCGAACGGCGGGATTTACCCGGCGTCGTTCAATTCGATCAACGTCCAAGTGTTCACAGCGAGCGGCACGTACACCCCTACACCGGGGATGAAACATTGCATTGTCATTGCTACAGGCGCAGGAGGTGGTGGAGGAGGCGCGGATAATGACGCTACATCTGGAGCGACTGGCGTTGGCGCAGGGGGAGGTGCCGGAGAAACTCGCATCGGCTTCTTCACCGCGGCCACTATCGGCTCATCGCAGACAGTTACTCTCAACGCGGCTGGTACAGCAGGCTCAGCCACAAACGGAGCAAATGGTGGCGCTGGTGGTTCTACTACGTTTGGTTCCTTAATTACCGCAAATGGTGGATCAGGCGGGACAGGCTCTGGCAATAGCGCCATTGACGTTAGCGGAACCGCAGGAGGTGCTGGAGGCACTGGCGGTTCCGGGGGCACGCTTGCCATCGATGGAGGAGATGGTGGTGACGGCTTCGGAATGTCGGTGGACGGGACTACGGACGTCAGTGGTGGGATGGGGGGCTATGGTGGAAATTCCTTCTGGGGAGGTGGGTCTCGCGGAGCGATCCAAATCAGCGCAACTCTCACCAACGCCGCCAACACGGCTGGAGTAGCCGGAAAAGCATACGGCTCGGGCGGCAGCGGCGCTGTCAGCACGAACTCCGTGACGGGTGCCGCTGGTGGCGCGGGCAAGTTGGGAGTCATACTGGTTATTGAGTACGTTTGAAATGCCTCAAACTGACATCTCGCCGCACGCACGCATTCAGGCGATACTTCTCTTCGACGGTGTCGGCAATGCCGGGGCAGTGAACGGCGAAACTCGTACGATCACTGGTCTGCAAGTCAACAACACGGCTGAGCGACGGGTCGATCTCAAGATCGAGGAGGAGTCAACCAAGCGCTCATTCGGGGGCTCAATCAGGGGTGGGCAGACCCTAAACGTTGAGGCGGTGCCGAACTACACGATTACGTGGAACGCAGCGAGAGGATTCTGGGACGGCCTGAATATTCACTGGGTGATGCCGCCGCACAATGGCTAAAAAGATGCCGTTCCTACGAGCTAATAGCTCGGTGCTGTCAGGAACTCGGACGAATACGACTATCACGGCACCGGCTGGGATCAAAGACGGCGACATCCTGCGGATCTACTTCGAGTTGACCGCGGATCCAGGGCCACCCGTCAGTGTGACGCCGCCCTCTGGCTTCGTCGAGCTTGCCTCCGACGATACGCTGAACGCGCTGGGAGGAAGCGGTGTAGGCGATCTTCGCGCGCGTATCTGGGAGAAAGTGGCGCTTAACGAGTCCGGTGACTACACTGTTACTCACAACAACGCCAGCAGTATTGCCTATATGGAAGTCGTTGCGAACTGCCTCGCGGCATCAGATTTCGCGGCGACCGAGAACCCGGTCAACGAGAATGGCACGAACTACACCGCGACTGGCGGGACGACGACGCAGCCTAATACGTGGGTGACGTTCTGCTCGATGTGCTGGGAGGATGGCTCGCCGTTTTCGCCTCCTTCTGGAAGTACTCCAACATTCACAGAGCTGTTCGATCCCGCAACTGGCTTTATGTACATCGCCAGCGGAGTTATGCTTTCGCCGGGCTCAACAGGCAATAAGACGGCGACGGGGAACTCGCAGGCGACGACCGGAGGGCAGGTGGGCTTTCTGACCAGTCTGCTTTCGGATTATGTACAGCCGGTGAGCGATCTTGACAGAAGAATCATTAACTTGATTTCCGATCCCAGCGGATACCTTAACAAGGTCAAATCTAGCAGGAATTGGTTCTAAATGGGCTTTAAGCTCATAATCGAGAAGTGGTTCAACCCAATTCTCGATCCGGCAGCGGGAACTCCAGGCGTTTACTCTATCAACGCCGAACCGGGCTCATTTACGATTACAGGATTCGCAGCGACTCTAGTCGCTGGGCGTATTATTGACGCCCAACCGGGATCCTTTGCGGTCACCGGATTCGCAGCAACACTCGCGAAAGGATATTCACTCGATGCCCAGCCCGGAGTCTTCATCCTCACCGGCTTTGCAGCGACCCTCCTTGCTGATCGTAGCATCAACGCCGTTCCGGGAAATTTCGCGATTACAGGATTTGCTGCGACGCTCGCGAGAGGGTTATTCCTCGATGCGCAGCCGGGAGAGTTCACCGTCACTGGTTTCCAAGCTGACCTCTTGGCTGGAAGATCTATTGACGCTCAAGTAGGCTCTTTTGCGATCACCGGCTTCTTGGCGGGCCTTCTCGCAGACCGTAGCATCAATGCGGAGCCGGGGTCGTTCACGATTACGGGCTTCGCGGCCGATCTTGTATACACGGCTGGAACTCCTGGAGCCTACGTTCTTGACGCTCAGCCCGGAGTCTTCCTACTCACGGGGTTTGATGCGTCCACCGTAGCTGATCGTTTTATTAATGCTGCGCCTACGTCTTTTACGATTACCGGCGCTGATGCTACGTTTGTCGTAGAGCGCAGCATTTCCGCGGATTTCGGCACCTTCACGGTGACCGGATTCCCGGTGGAGTTTGTCGCGCCCACACCCATCGAAGTCCCGAGGGTCGGTGGCGGATTTTATGAGTTGATGTATCGCCGAAGAAGAGAATATGAAGAAGAACACGAAGAGCCGAAGACGGCCGTTCGGGATGCGATACTTGCAACTCTGGAAAAGCAGGGTGTGGAATTCACTCCCAAACAGGTCACGACGACAGTGGTGGCTGTATCACCTTCTATGGTGGAAGTGAAAGTCACACTGCCGCCCGTTACAAAGAGTCAACTTGATGCTATAATCGCGGCCATCCTCGTAGCGGAGCTTCTATGAAACGCAGATTCATTCAGCAGTTGGACGGAACTCTTGTGGAAGTTTCGCCTGATTTCGTGGCCGAACCACAGAACCATGATGGAGTTTTGTGGAACGATCGTGCCTATCAGGACGCGGGGGATTCAAGATTTAGTTCTCGCTCGCAGCACCGTGAGTTCATGAGGGCGAGGGGGCTAACGACCACTGACGACTTCAAGAATCAGTGGAGAACAGACGAGAAAAATCGTATAGAAGCACGCAAGGGAGTCGATCCGAGTCGCAAAGCAGATATTGCGAGAGCCATCGAGGTAGTGAACTCTAGGAGAAAATCATGAGCGATGTACGCGCAGACATCGAAGCAGCCCTGACAAGAGCCGAGGCGGCAGCGGCTCCGCAGCCCGAAGAAAAGCCGACCGAAGTCAAAGCGGAGGAAAAGCCCGCCGAAGAAAAGCCCGCTGAAATCAAAGCGGAGGAAAAGCCCGCCGAAGAGAAACCGGCAGAAGAAAAGCCCGCTGGAGAGCAGAGGCCAGCGGAAGAAAAGAAGCCAGAAATCAAGGCGGAAGAAAAGCCCGACGAGCAGAAGCCTGCGGAGCAGAAACCTGTCATCAAAGTTCGCCCGCCGGAAAGCTGGAAGCCCGCCATCCGGGAAAAGCACTGGACGACACTTCCTCTGGAGGTGCAGGCGGAAATTCATCGTCGCGAGCGCCAGATTGACATAGCGCTCCAGCAGTCGGCCGAAAGTCGCAAATTCGCCGAGCAATTCGGTGGACTTTTCGCCCAGCACAAGAACTTCATCGAATACGAGAAGACCCCGCCCGCGCAGATCGTCTCTAACCTATTCAACATCGCCAGCAGTCTCCGCTTTGGAGCCCCTGCTCAAAAAGCACAAGTCGCCGCGCAAATCATCCAGGGATTCGGTGTCGATGTCAAGCTTCTGGATCAGGCGCTGGCCCTCGTGGTCTCTGGCAATGGAGCTCCAGCGAACGGAGGTTTCGACCCCAACGCTCTGGACGCCGCCATCTCTCGCCACATGGCTCCGTTCCGTGATTTCATGCAAAACGTGACCACGCAACGTGAGAATGTGGTGAAGGACCAGAACAAAAAGATGGAGGACGAAATCAACACGTTCGCCAACGATCCGAAGAACGAATACTTCGAGATCGTCAAAGACACTATGGCCGATCTTCTGGATGCGGCGGCTAACCGCGGAGAGCAAATGAGCTTGCAAGTCGCCTACCAGCGTGCTATACTCGCCCATAGTGATCTCGCGGCCACAGTGACGCAAAAGGAAGTGTCCAAAGCGGCCTCGAATCTGAATGCTCCGGCTCAGAAGTCTCGCGAACTCGCGGGAATGAGCGTAACGGGAGCGCCGTCAGGTTCGGCCCCTTCCGCGAATGTGGACACAGTCCGGGGAGCCATCGAAGCCGCGATCGCGAAGCACAGTGGTCGGCAGTAACGGGAAGCCATAGGTTCATCCCGAGAAGGAAGCGAAGCCGAAAGGTTCATCGTAGAATAAGCAGTAAACGGCTTCTTTTCTAACAATCTCAGGAGGTAAAAGTGGCTTTCCCGAACGTCACGGACATCGTGGCATCGACCATCGAATCGCGTTCGAAGAAGATCGAGGACAACGTCCTCAACAACAACGCGGGTCTGGCGTACATCAAGAGCAAGGGGAACGTCAAGACCGTCTCCGGGGGCAGGATCATCTACGAGGAACTCTCCTTCGCCGAAAACGCGAATGCGGGCTGGTACTCGGGCTACGATCTTCTCCCGGTGGCGGCGCAAGACGTCCTCTCCGCAGCGGAGTTCTCGCTGAAGCAGTGCGCGGTTCCAGTCACCATTTCGGGCCTGGAACAACTCCAGAACGCCGGACGCGAGCAGATGATCGACTTGCTCGATTCCCGCGTTACTGTGGCCGAGTCGACCATGCAAAACATGATCGCCAACGGCTTCTACAGCGACGGCACCGGATCCGGCGGCAAGGAAATCGTCGGCCTGGACGCTGCCGTCCCTCTCGGCGCCGCCACCGGCCGAGTCGCGACCGGGCAGTACGGCAACATCGACCGCTCCCTGTGGGGTTTCTGGCAACCGTACACCCTCCGGGGTACGACCACCACCGCCGCGAACATCCAGGCGCAGTGGAACTCCATCTGGGCGCAGCTCGTTCGCGGCCGTGACCGTCCCGACCTCATCATCACGGATGCCGCGATGTGGGCGCTCTACATGGCGTCCCTCCAGGTGCTGCAACGGTTCACGGACCCGTCCAAGGCGAAGCTTGGATTCCCGACCGTGCAGTACATGGACGCCGATGTCGTTCTGGACGGTGGTCTGTACTTCCCGTCCTCGGCGTGGGGACCCGGCATGACGGTCAACACCGCGATGTTCCTGAACACGAAGTTCCTGAAGTGGCGCCCCCACGCTCAGCGGAACATGGTGTCGCTGAGCCCGAGCCGCCGCTACGCGGTGAATCAGGACGCGGAAGTTTCCATCCTCGCCTTCGCTGGAGCGCTGACCTGCTCGGGGCAAGCGTTCCAGGGCCGGCACCTCGGAACCTAACCGGAGACCTCCATGGCCTACAAGATCACCGAGCCGCAAATCGGCTTCCCGGCACTCAACGATGTCTCGACGTCCCAGAAAGTGCCTCTGGGTACGGTCGCGAAGATCAGCGACAACGACGAGACGGTGCCCCACGCGGGTGAAGTCATCTACCTCAAGGCCTCCGGCGCTTCGATCGTCGTGGGTTCTCTGGTGGATTACGACACCCACCTCGCGACCGCGGTTCTGGCTCCCGCCACCGGCGGCGTCGGCCCCGTGGCGGTGTCCCTCAACATCGTTCCGGCGGCCTCTTTCGCGTGGTTCCAGATCGTGGGACGCGCGGCGGTGAAGGCTCCGAACGCGATGGCTGCGGGCGCCGATGTGTTCTCGCTGGCGGCGACCCCCGGAAGCGTCGATGACGCGGCGGTGGCCGGCGAGCAGATCCTGGGCGCGAAGGTTTCGACCACGACCGGCACTCCGTCCTCGGGGCTGGCCTACGTCGAAATCAATCGTCCGTTCCATCAGGGCCAGATCACCTAGCCGTGTCGGCCCTCACAGGTATTCCCGGCGCAGACGGCCGTATCGTGGTCGCTGCGCCGGGAGTCCCTGCCGATTTTCGGCGAGGGATGGCCTTCGACGCTACAGGCGCGCTCTGCACTGGAGCATCCGCACCCGGCGGATTCAGCAATGGCTCTTGCATGATGGAGACCACTGGTCACGTCATGACTACTCTAGGAGCCATCGTTCAATACGTCGCAGGGCTTCCAGTGGATGCAAATGGAGCTCTTTGTGTCGAAGCTGCGGCGGCGGTATTTTTCGATCAAGGTGTTGGCTTCACAGCGGGTGGCCGAATTGCCATTGTCTAACACAGAGATGCTCGCCCTTGTCGATGCGGAGGCCGCAGCGCGTGAGTCAGTCCGTGTTGCGCGACAAGCGTTTAGAGCTGCAAGAGATCAGGTACCCATTCTGAAGCAACTTCTCGCAGACAAGAAGCTGGCCTTGGAGCAAGCCGAGGCGGCTTTGAAGATCGTCCAACAAGCGACTGAAGAGGGTATTCGCAAAAGAGCAAGTCCCTAAGCTTCCTGGGGATCAGGAAGCAACCGAATTGGACTAAGGTCCTGGAGACACGAAATGGCAATCGGTGAAGAGCTCGACTACGATCACACCGTACATACTCGCCAGCGCGGTGGAGATGACAAGCTGGCGATCCGCTTCTTCAAGAAAGCGCGCCCCAATCCCGAAAAGACGCAGAAAGAGGGGCGCCCCATCTTCGAAGAGGTAGACTTCATCCAAATCATGGTACCCGGAGATCGGACAAGCGTCATCGTTCGTCCCGTAGGCCCCGGCGACGAGGAGCGCTTCAGGCGCCAGTACGATCACTGGAAGACGACGCAGTCCAACGATCTCACCATCGGCACCCCGCTGGAGGCGTGGGGCGTCCTCAACATGGCGCAGATCGAGGAATTCCGCTATTTCGGCATCCGCACCGTCGAGCACATGGCAGATCTTCGCGATGACATCGTCGCGAAGATTATGGGCGCGACCATTCTGAAGCAGAAGGCGCGTATCTTCGTCGATGCGGCCAAGGCGGAGGCTCCGCTGAAGGCCGTGACGGCGGCTCTGGAGGAGCGCGACTCGCAGATCGCTGCCCTTCAACAGTCAGTGGCGGAGCAGGCAAACCTGATCAAGGAGCTTCGCGAGAAGCTCCCCGACTAAGGGAGGATCGACATGCCCTTCGAAGTTGCGGATCCGACTTACGGACAAGCGATTATCGAGATCAGCAAGTTCGTGGGGCATTCGATTCCTGCAGATCCTGCAGGCTCTACAGATCCAGCCCATCAACAAATGGGGGCTGCAATCAATCTTGCGCTTGAACAACTACTGACGTTCAATGAATGGCAGGAATTGACGAAGCGGGCGACCTTGTCTGTCGTGGCAGACTTCGAGGGGCAGCAGGAGAAAGGTTTCGATCTTCCCGAGGATTTTGACCGCTTTGTGGATCAGACACAGTGGTCTTCGAGATCTACAGAGCCCGCAGGTGGGCCGACTAGCGCTCAGGCGTGGCAGTCGTATATTGTTCGCAACATGGTGATGCAGTTGACGCTCTACTGGCAGCGTCGGCAGAGCCAACTCTGGTTTCTGTATCCGCCGCACCTGACCGCTGTGGACTTCGAGTACATCTACATTTCGAAGTGTCAGGTCGTGGACGCAGACAACCCCGCTCTCTTTAAGGATCGTGCATCCAAGAATGGAGACACGTTCCTCCTCGACAGCACCATGGTCAGACTTCTCGGCAGATATCACTATCTGACTTGGAAGGGCTTCGATACGGCGGCGGCCGACAATGATTTTACCCAGATCTTTGAAGCGCGTACGGGATCGAATAAAGGCGCGACAGTGCTCTCACTCTGCCGCCAGTATCGCGTGCCACTAATCAGCCCCATTTACTCCGTACCTGACACAGGATTTGGGAGTTGATGCTTCTCAAACCTACCGCGAAGAAGCATAAACGTCCTCAGGCTCAAATTCAGAAATGGGATTTGTTGCCCGCGCCCGTCAAAGGGTTGGACGTCACGCTTCCATTTTCAGATCAAGATCCACGCACAGGTCTTATCCTTGAAAATGTCATTTGCCGCCGTGCTGGAATTGAACTGCGCGGCGGGGCTGGGCGCTGGACTACGAATCTTGGCGGTGTCGGGGTAGACTCGCCCGTACGGTCTTTGGCCGGATATCTTCCGGAAAGAGGCACAGGTAGTGCTCAAACATCAAAACTCTTCGCTTTTTGCGAGGACGAAAAAGTTTACGACGTAACTTCTCAGACCAACGAAGCCACCGCACCTACGTCTGTTCTCACTATCGCAGGGCAGACAGAACCGGGCTACGTCAGCCATGTGAATTTCGCGGGG